TTAATAGACTCAGCATTCGTCACAGCAGATTTCGCAGTAGACTGAGACTCACGAGCTAACGACACTGCATCAACCAACTTCTCAGAGATAGACATTAGGTTTTCTGCTGTAGCCAGTTGCCTATCTTTAACCGCCTTCATTTCCACCTCAAGAGCTAACACCTTTGATTGAACCTTTGTGTCGTCGTAAGGTTGATAACCCTCCACTGCTTCAATCGCCGTCATAGCCCGATTGTAAAGGGTTACCCCATAATATCCCCCTGAGCCGATTGCGCTGATCGTCGCCAATAGCAATGTAATTATCATCGTTGGCGATAATGTCAAGGAGAAAGTCTTGTTGTCTTCTGAAGTCATCTGGCATTTCCTGTATAAAAGAAAGTGTCTCTATAATTGTTGGTTGTTTAATCGTAGCTCCAATAAGCTCCAGCTTTTGCACGAGTTGTAGACTCTTTACAACAGCCTCCTTCGCACCACTCTGCTCCACAGGCTTTTCCGTTGACGGGGCACTCGAAGTTTCCGGACTCTGGGACTCTGTAGGTTGGGAACTGCTTTCCGACGTACTGGTGGTGCCGCTGTCTGTCGAGTTGGTCGAAGTGGTTTCTACTTCGCTCGGTGTAGGATTTAACCCACTCATCGGCATTACAGGTGTCTCCAACACAGTTACAGGTGCGGTGACTGTCGGCAACACACTTGCTGGGTTTAACGGACTCACAGGGGATGTTGGGTTTGTCGGATTGGTCATTGCTTTTACGCAGGTATCCGAAATAACCAGCCAGTCGTTCCATAATGGTTGACCATAAGGGTCTGGGCATGTTGATGTCCTTACTTGTGAGACTTGTCCGGTGTACCCCGCTTGGCACGGCTCTTGTTTGCTTTCTGAGCTGACTTGGCAGGTGGGCGGGTCTTGGATGCAGGAGTCTTCGATTTTGAACCAACCGCTGTCAACTGCTGCTCCGGTTGCTGTTGGGCAGTTTTGTTCCCTTTTCCAGACTTGGGTTCCTGAATAGTGGACTGGACAGCTTCTTTGTTCTGTGACGGCTGAATACTGGCAGGTTGGCTGTGGTGGGACGTAGTTACCACAAAATAGGGATTGCCAATCTGTGTTGTATGCTCCCGGCGCACAAGCCCAGCACTCTGCATTAGCGACACAATAGCTTTGACCTGCTGTGTTAGTAACCCACGGAGTTGTGCAATAGCAATAGTTATACTGAGCATGTGCATCATTCCTCAACAACAGCAGGCACAGGAGCAGAAGGCTTCCAATCTTTGCCATACAAATCCTTAAACCATTCAGGCTTACGTTGCCACCAAGCATCACGTGCTACATTACCAATTGAACCACCGATGGGACAAGGAGAACCACTCATCTCCATTGCCTTCCATACACGTTCATCTTGACACAACAAAGCAACAGCAGCTACCTTGAGGGATTGGTTAGACAACTCACGTGCCAGCTTAATTCGCTCACAGTTGGCATCTGTAATAGCAGTGCCACCAGCAACACCAATAACAGTGGAACTGATAGCACCTGAGATTGGCACTGCACAAATGTCATTACCCATTGCTGTCACAGAAGGAGCCATCGCTGTAGGGGGAGGTTGTCCCTTATAGTTGATGGTCGTGTCTTGTGCAAAGGTAACCAATGGGAACAAGAGGATTAGGAGTTTCTTCATGGTTAGTTTACAAAAGCGTACATTGGAGGGGTTTGAACAAGATCAAAAGAAGCCATAGCCGTCATTACCTGTCCTACGTTAAACATCAACTGGTCACCGGCTTGTAAAATAATTGACCCGTTACTAAACTGAATATACTCACCACTGCCTAAACTCTTAGACTCAAGGATGGAATAATTAACCCCACCCTTGCGCCACCAGAAGTCAGCAGCTCCTGTTGAACCAGACACGTTACTGATGAAAACCATGTACACCTCAGCGATATAACCCTGCGGTACAGTGAACAGGCTTGTGTCGGTATTGGCTACTAGGTTTTTGACGACTGTATGTTTCATTTAAAGACCATGTTGCTAGTAATCCAAGTAACCAGACCTCCGACTAGAGATGCAATAGTCATCCCCATCCAGAAGCCTCCTTTACTTTTGTTGGCAAGCTCTAGCAAGGTTTTAATATCTGCTTCCATCACATCGACTTTAGAAGATAGTGTCTCAACCTTAGCTAGCAACTTGCCGTATTCAACGGGATCGATAGATTCCATTTATAGCCTCATGCAAAGTCTGCTTTAGTAAATCCAAACCGTTCAATAGTGGACAAATCCTCTACATCTTGCCACACAGGAGGAATAATCTCTCCTTCATAACCGGGCTGTCCATAACCTTCAGGACGTACAGCAACGTCTTGTTTACGAAGCATAGAACCTTTTAGGAACTTCATAAACTCATCATACTCAGGAGTGCCTTTAACTTTCTCCAAGTCTTCACGGGTGTTAATGACACTTTTAAATTGTGATTGCATGTCTTTCTCCTAGCCACTTTATCAAGTTGTTTGTATCTGCCCACTTAGCATGTCCCGACCATGACGCTATAAACTTAGTTAAAGATTCTTGATCGTGAGCTGCTACGTACCTGTTAATCTTTCGTTTAGCCCTTGTTACTGAGTCTTTCCTTAGTAACTTATGGCTGTCCCATATTCTATATCCAAGAAAGTTTATTCCTCTGGATGTAGGTGCTATATGCCACTTACCTATCTTCAAATCAAGATTCTGCATTGAGTAATCGTTCAATCTTAAAAAGGTATCCAAAAGCTCTTCTTTGCTGTCGCTCATCACGACAATATCATCCATATACCTAGCCCACTCTCTTTGTTTTAGCTCAAAGTGTATGAACCTATCAGCAGGGTTTCCATACACGTTAGCAAACAACTGACTAGTAAGACTCCCTATAGGTATTCCTTTTCCGTCCGGAGGGATAATCTCTCTTATTATTTCTAGTGTTGGTTCACATGCTATCTTTCGTTCAATCATCGTGTGAAGAATTGCTCTATTAACACTTGGGAAGAATTTAGAATAGTCTGTTTTTAAATAATACTTTGGTTGTAAATATCTTAATCGAGATTGTACAAAACCGACGCCAGCATGAGTACCCTTATTTGCCCTACAAGCAAAAGTATTAGGCATTAAACTCCTCTCAAAGATAGGAGATATTATATTGCACAAAGCATGTTGTACAAGCCTATCTTTAAAGTCTAAAGCAGATATTAACCTTGGTTTGGGTTCATAAATAGTAAATTGCCTATACTCACCTATTTTGTAGGCCCTGTCAGCAATTTCTTCACGGACAAGTTTTAGATTAAGTTCTGAATATTCTTTAAACTCTAAGTAGCCATAGGATAATTTTTTATTCTTGGCTGTCTTTTGATAGGCATTACGGATATTGTCTATATCTATAATTTTATCTATCAAGTTCTTGTGTTTTTTGACCATTAGATGTTGACTCCGCTTTTTGACAAGGCTACTAGGCGTTATGTCAAACCCAGAAGTGTATTCCCCAAAGGAGGACAGGATCGGCTGACCACATGTTGATTGGTCTGCCTTCGAAGCGTAAACTATCGAAGAGCGTATATTTATAATGTCGTCACAAACGAAGCGCGACCCGATGTTGTTGTTCGAGTTCGAAGCCGAGTTGTTCCAGTTCGAGCATCGAGAACCGGAGTTAGACCCGTTGTTCCAGTTGCCACCAAAGATTGCCGCAAAGATTTACCCAACCTGCCCTTGCTTTCTCCCTTTAAGCCAAGAGTTCAACATAGCCCCAACTTCAGATACAAGAACTTGTCCTGTTTGTAGTTGATGTTGTGTCATTCCCTTGATTGAAAGTAAGAAACGCATCCAAAACCGCAAATGAGCTAATCCTGCATCTGCGGCATATATTTTTGATATCTGATTTGACTTACCAGCTTGGAAGAATAAATCTGCTTGCCCTAATAGGGTTTGCAGAAACATCTCCCTTGCTGTACCATGTTTCCTTGGTAATGACTGGGCGATAGGGTAGAGATAAGCAATG